CCTCGCCAAAATCAAAGCACGTTCGGAAGTAAGAGACATTAAATGTTTTAAAGAACGAGTTTGCACGATTGATAAAGCCAAGTGTGTATCAGGATTCTTTTCAGCACGCAATTGTGCTTCAAGACCTGCTAATCTTGCCATTTCAACCTTAATGACCATAGAGTGGAAATCAGCTTCAGCATTAAGCTTAACTTCATTCGACTCTGTTTTGACAGCCATTTGTGCTAATCTTGCTCTTTGACGTTTTATAATACTCAAAGATTCAGTAGCTGCACGATGTGCAGACTGAATTGCAAAATATTCATCTGTGAGCTTTCGAAATTCAGGAACACTAACATACTGACGAGTTTTCTTGATCACATGGTAATCAAGATCCTCCATCGGATATTTCATTTCTGACAATTCTTTTTCTCTTTTTTCTTTTTCTTGTGACCAAAACATTTCTTGATCACGTAAAGTGGAAGTGGATAATTTCTTGCTGGACCATTAATTTTCGACGAGTCCAGTCCATTACTCGACGAGGGTGTGTTGATGTGGATTTATTGCGAGCACATCATGCTCTGTTGAAACTTTTCTAGAGAATGTCTGGAACACACACTTCACAAGCTCCGATATCATTTTCAACAACGTGCATTCCACTACCTACACGCTTGTTTTCACTTGTAGTGGGGGTGAGGGCCACAGTTAGTTCCTCATAAGATAATGTTTTTTGAATGACATTAGCTAGAGGAATCTCAAAGTGGGTAGAATAGGCTTGACAAAATCCTTGTCGAAACTTTTCATAATCACGTTCATTCGAATGAAAGTACAATTCTCTCATTGCTGAATTTCCCGTGGATAAGAATTGAGTCTCAGGATTTTCAAACTTGGATGGAATTGTCCATTGTAAAGACCTGAAAATTGAATCCATTTCTAACTTTCCAACAATTCTTCCAAGGCGTTCATGCCAGGAAAAAGTGCGTTTCAAGAAAGACATAGTATCCAAGGTTACGAATGGTTTCAGTTCTCCAGATTTTGAAGCTGGAGTGAACGTCATACCATAGTTCTTCTCAACGAACTCTGAGTAGATAACATTATTCCATGTATCTTTATACGCCGCTAAGACCGCATTAACAAGATCATCACCATAGGTAAATGGTTTGTTAACGTGGAAAAAACTTACTTTAGTACCATGCAACGTGTAAAAAGCATACATAAGAAGAATTAATCCTCTCAATCCATTGTCTTCAGCAGTAGCATACTTACCAGATGGTTGTAAACCAGGTGAGCAAAACAACTCCTGTAACATATTTACTAACGGAAACAAAGAATCCGTCAATAAACCTTGAACAATCTTCATGGCTTCATCATTATAACCCATAAGTTTGCACACACGATAGATCACACTGCAAGCAGCATGACCAATTTCGAATGGCATTCCTAGGTCATAATTTCCATAGTCACCCTCCATGATTAAATCAGAATGCAATTTTAGCTCATCGTAAATACGACTCGCTTCCATATGCATGTTTATACCAACTGCGGTGCAGTAAATATAAGACGATTCAACCATCGAAGTATAAAATGGAGAAAGATACATACGAGACAAGATTAGCGCATCAAGTGGAGAGGCATAGAAAACACGAGTTTTTCCAGCTGCCACTTTTTCCGCTAGCCTTGCTTCATCCTTCAACGAAGCATTATAAACAAACATGTTGTTTTCTCCGTCCAAGTACCTCTGCAATTGTTCATGCAGTCTCTGTTTCAGCTCCTCAGTAGGTTCCCGAGTAACTGACCCATCTTTCTCTTCAACGATGGGGATATGGTCTCCTTTCTTTCCTTTCAACCCGTAACCAGCAGCAGTAGTGGCATTTACGCGTCTAAAGAAAGCATCTTCTGGAATTCCATTTATGGCTTTATCCATATCAACAGGATTCCAATGATTGATTCCTCTCTTGTGAAGATTGGTCACAATATGAAGAGTCAGTTCATCGATAATATAATTCAACAACTTCTGATCTAATGCAGGTTTGTGGACAGCCATCTTTCTAGCAGTAAGATTGTATGGCGAAATCCACTCACCTTTATTATTCAGATGAGGAATCATACATGGTCTCTCATATCTTTGCTGTGGAGTAAAACTCATAGCATCAAAAAAGAGTTCATGTAATGACTTATCCTTTGCCATGAATGTCTCTTGAAGACGAGACTTTTGATTCACATTAACAAAACCAGGCAAAGTACCATAGTACTTCAACTCATGCAAGTTTTCGTGAAACATAAATGACTTAGGATGTATATGTGGAACACGATCAAAAAAGGTGGTAGAACTTTCAGATGACAATTCCATAAATGAGGTTTTTGCCCTCAATTTTTGAATTCCATCTTCAACATCTTTCAAAGTAAAACATGCTGCATAGCAATCATGATCACTTCCACCAGCAGAATGAACTGCCAATAAACGATATCCAGAGTCCTTCTGAACATATACAGGTAAACCACATCGGCCAGCTTTATGAGCAGGCCAATTGTAAGAGATAGTATCTCTATAAACAATTGGACCAACTCTATTAGCTGCCACAATGTGAGTAGAAACTGGAGTCACCTTGATTGGTTCTCCATTAATCCATCCTGAAGCAAAGGCAAACTTGACTTTGTCTACAGCAAGGAATTTTCTGATGTCAAAAAATGTCTCTTTTACGGAGATCATAATGAGATCATTACCTAAATCGACCCACATAGTGGCATCAATCTTATGTTCTAAATATCCTTCGGTAGAATCAGATAATTCTCCATTCTTAGACAAAAAGAGTACACATCCATTAGGATTATTTGCAAAAGCATGCTTGTTTCCAAGAACATACCCATTACAAATTCCTAAGAAATGTGAGTTATTGAGATAGCCGTCAGAAGTAAAAATCTTCGCATTTCGCACATTGGGCAAAACACGAGCTTCCATCGCCTCTCTCTCTTCTTTTGTCTTAATAACAGAATCATGTGATGTAGTCACATTAATCCAACTAGAAGTAGCAGCAGTCTGATGTCTCTCCATCGTTCCACCACAATGAGTTTTAGCTTCAATGTTATTGATAGGAGCGTTCATAGCGCTCTGTACCAAAAAACTTGATGCCTCAGGTGTCTTGATTTTCCGGTAAAGGAACTTCATGATCTGAATGACCAAAGCAGAAGCTCCAATAGCACATAAGTACTTGAAAGCTTTACCTTGGTCATATAACTCAGGTGGCGTATTCACTTGAAAATCAGGAAAATATCCCAACAGGTAACGAGTGTAATCTCCATAATAATTGATTTGACTTTTTATATTTTTAAGTTTTTTATTTGACAAATCAACACCATCAGATACATTCTTTCCAAAAGAAGCCAAAGAGGCACTAAGGAAAATACCCAATCTAGGACAACCTAATAACCAACTAAATACTAATATAAGAATATTCGGAAAGTAAGAAACAGCCTTCGAAACAGCAGAATCTCGTCTAGATGAATAGTTTCTATAGACCATCATCAAGACAAACTGTATTAAGAAGGAAAACGTCAAAGACCACAACATAAACAAATTAGATGTAAATGCAAAAGCAAACTTAAGCATAAACATCATAATAAGTTGCACTGTAAGCATGACTGCATCCGAAGATTCACTCACGACTTGTGGATTCTTTTTCTTGACAATTTTCTTATCTTCCAGGAAATCTTCAGCAAAGTTGATAATTTGAGGAAGCATCTCTGCTCCATTATTCTCAGCAATAATTTCAACTTGCTCTTTATTCTCTTGAAGACCTTCGAAAGAAAAGTAATCATCGTCAGAAAATGTATTGACAATAGATTCATTAACATTGGTATTAACCTTGATATGGTCAGCCATAAGGTCGAACAAAATCTTAGTCAATCCAAATATATCTACATGATTAGCATGAATCTTAGTTGTCACATTCATGTTGTCCAAAGGAGAATAAGTCTCGATAGTAAAAAACCATCTATCTAAGAACTTTTTCCCATCATTGCACTTCTTAGGATCAATAGAGGCACATTCCTCTTTTTGATACTCAGGTTTAACATGAGGTGTAATCCATACAAATCTTCGCATAAAAGCACTTGGATTGTTCACTAATAAATGGAAATTCAAAAACTTCTCATTGGTATCAATCACAACCATTTCTGGAATGCAATAAACTTTACCTTTATCAGTGAAAGCAGTATTCAATAATAAGGGATTTGAGTCAATAACGGAAGTTAATTCCATAGTGACTGCATCTCCCTGTGTCTTAACAAGTTGCTTAGAAGTAGTTCCAAGTTCTGGATAATGTAGGAATGGATGAGCCCGAGGGTTATATCCATCCCAATAATCAGAAGTTACAACACGATGGAAAATTTGGTCAGGGTCAAATGGTCTGCCTCGCACGCGTGACATAATATGACACACATGTTTAACAAGATGACTCTTACCAATTCCTGGTCCTCCATAAAGAACTACACCAAAAGGAGGTTCTCGAGTAGAAGAGAATAGACGCTGATTTACTTGTCCATGAATTTTGGCAAGCTGAGTATAATAATTAACAACATCAACACTTTCCTTCTTAAAGGCGCCTGATTTCTCAACCATGACCTTAAAGAAAGCTAATGTTTCTTCTAACTCAACAGCATATTCTCTAATTTCTCTCATACCAGGAACTGGCAATCCAGAATATAACAAATCCTGCTGTGCGATCAAAACTTTTGCTTTGACCGTATAAGTGAACATGGGATTATCTGACATCAATGCATCAGTCAATGACATTCCTTTTTCAAATACCAACTCACCAATATTCATGATGGTGCTCAAAGCATTCAAAACTACGACCATCAACTTGGGTATGGTAGTTGCCTCCATACGTCCAAAATATTTGGCGATAGAAAAAGAAATATCCTTGGGGAAGAAATGCATTGTACATGCTGACAATAAAATAACACGAAGGGCAGAAGCCAATCGTGATTCTAAAATGAAATCAATAGATTTCGCAGCATCAGAAAATGCTTGTGACAATGATTCAGTCTGAATGACATTATCATTCTCTCCAACAAACATCGTGATTAATCCAGCAGCCAAAGTAGAGACTGCAAGATTTTTCACAAATCCTTGATCAGCGACATGTCCGATGAAAGAATAAGTACATGCATAGAAATCCATATATACCTTACATTTGGACAATTGGTATATATACAAAAGACAATCATGAATAAGTTGAGCGATTCTCTCAATATGATTAAATTGCTTAACTAGACTATCATATAATTGTCCAAAAGTATTAGGCAGACTCTGCTTCCAATCAAAATGAATAAAAGACGAATGAACATCCGACAATTTCTCATCAAATTTCGCCTTAAATTGTTTCATCTTCAATATTGGAGTTGGAGCTAATCCAATCTTGCTTGTTTCAGATTCCTTAAACTCCTCATCAGCAGTAGGATAGTGTTTGGACTCTTCTAATCCATACACTCGTTCTCCAGTTTCAGTGACAATATGAATATCGTCACCATATGCAGACCAATCGACATCTAAAAATTGATCCTGAATAATATTGGACCAGTTATGTCCAACTTTCATTTCAGTCTCCATCTCAAAGATGCGATCGTCTTCTTCAGCTTCCCAATCCGTCGGAACATACTCTCCATCAAATGGAAGAGTTTCTTCCCACGCATCGCGGAAAAATCCAAAGTTTTGACAATCAGACTCTGTAAACAAAGAATCATGAGTTTCCTCACGCTCTTGTTTCTTCTGTCTTCTCTTTCGCAATTTCTTCTCTGTAACCGGAGCTACAGGTTCAGAATCTGCTAAAATAGACTTGACATGTCTGTCCGCCTTTCTTTCTAATTGACGAATTGCTTTATTCGTCTTAAGAACAACACGGTCAGCTTCTCGACGCTGAGCGCGTGCACGCCTTTGTGCATTTCGAATTCCTGAAACCTCTGCATCGCTACGAGGGCGACCAGATTTTTCAAATTCGACATCCTTACCAATAGATCTTCTCGAATGAAAAGATCTAGCAATATCTTTCTTACTCAATACTGGAATTTCACCAGTAATCAAAGGGGTAGTAGAGGGGGTGGATTTAGAGTCTCCGAGACTATAAGTTTGGTCCGTCATGTGTAAAAGTTCACTAATGTTTTAACTCATATAAACATGATCCTCATTTTTCGTTATCACAGCAACATATAGTTCTGCTAGTACGGACTCCTGGATAGGGATTCATTACTTCCACATCTTAAAAAGACTCCAGGCGACTTGAGGATGAGCGGTTTGTCTGAGGAAGATACAAATGCACGCCATTTAAACGTCTAATTACGTTGCACTCTCTCGGTCCTAGGTTTAACACTGGACGCTTTACGAACTTCTCTATGGTTCTGAGTAAAAATATCCTCAACGTGAGACTCGAAGTCCCACTCAGATAAATCTAGTCATAGGTAAGATAATCTCGCAAAGAGCTACCCAATGTATCGTGGAGTTTTGTGTCCACGCCCAATTTACTTGGGTCCTGGTTCAAGGAACATATTCCAAGAACGCATTTCGGTGTATGTTTAGTTACCTCGGTGGGGCACCTTTCATACATACAATACATACTATGTCGGTCCTGAGCGAATCAAGTCCTAAATAGATTTCACCAACTAGTCCCTTGTCAGTAACAATAAATTGTATACTGACATAAGGCAAAACCAGATAAAAATCTGTCTGGTGTGTATTGAGATAGCCGAGTCGGTTGGCATAACTTCGCATAAAAATGTTTTACATTCGTACGAGAGGTTTATTTCTCTTAAATAAATAAATAAATAAGTGAATACCCGAAGGTATTCTGGGATTTTCTGCTCAATCCATAACCTCAAGAACAATACACTATGTTCGAAAACAAGTACTGATGCTTATCGTTGCAGGAAATACCACTGCAAATAAAAATAATAAGACACTTTCGTTGTGCAAACATAGATCCATGATCTTAGTAACGCAAATTACTTTATAACCTCCGACAGAATCGAATCTGTCTCTGTACTCTAAAACAGGTAACAGGAGGGGTAGGGGGTGGTGAGAGTTTTATATAAACTCACAACAGTCGAAAGAGTAATCCTTAACATATAATAATGAAAAATCGATTCAACGACACTCAAAACTACTATAACTTCAACCTTCGTTTCCTCATGGGACGACCAGGTGGTGTTTTGGTACGACCTGATCAAAAGATCAAAATTAAGGGTTAAGTTTATCTCTAAGTTGCATGTTTCATCACGGTAACTGTGTTCAAATATTTATCTACAAA